CTGTTATCTTTGTCAGGCATAATGTTAAATAAATTAGTTACTTGTGTTGATGTTATTAAATTTTTATCCCAATAAACTTCATCAATAATAAGTTTAGTATTTGTTGGAACTACAGGCAATGCTGTAGATGCAAATGGAGTAATCAAACATCCAACAGAAAGTCTTGGACGATTGTTTAATTCAGTGTTCGGTCCAGAATCTGCTGTTGCTGCATTAGTAGTGGTTGGAGTAATAGTTCCAATATTAACTGTAAATCTAAGAACAGAATCAACATAAAGTTTAATAGTATTAGTACTGCCTCCACCATGATTATGATCAATAACAATAAAATGACGCTGATAATCAAACAAATCTAGCGCAGTAGAATCTGTTTCAGTAAAAGTTCCAGAACCATTGTTAAATTGCATATGCAATCTGCCCTGATACTGATAAAGAATTGCATGCTGATTATCTTTATACCCATTAAGATTCCACAATACACGAAGACCTGTTGTTGAATTATCATCTAATGCTCTTTGGAACCAAAATGCTGAATGCCAATCATTTGCACCAGTACCCCAAGAATCGTTCCATTCTGATTCATTGAGAACAACTCCATCAGTAATATATGATGAGCCTGTGGTTTTTGCAGATTTTCCATTAATTGCAAGATCTGGATTAACAATGGTTCCACCTACTGTTGTAGGCACAACTGAGTAATCGTTATCTGTTCCGTAATCAAATAATGAATTTTCAGCATCAAATGTTACATAACGATAAGGAGCAATGTTGGCTTGTACATAGTTGTAATATGTATTCTTTAAGAAATAAGATTCAGCTTTAAATGCAGAAGCAGTTGCTGGCGTGGCAACAATTGTCCAACCCCAATAGACTTCTGCATCAGTGTTTGTTGCAGAAGCTGTTAATGGTGTTGCAGAAGTTGAAAGATTTTTTACTGTTAAAGCTGAAGGCATTGGTATGAGTGCAGTAGCCGTTGCTGGGGTTTCTGCATTGTTTATATTTGATGTTACTAAGAAATTATGATTACCAGAATCTGCTGATGCAGTAAGTTCTGGTGCAGAATAAACAACATTTGGGTTATTTGTAATCATAAATGTATAATGATTTATAATGTCTGAATTTGATAATACTGATTTATAAAGAGCAATTTCATTAAAGAATGCATTTGCTCCAGCCTCATTAATTAAAATTCCATCTGCTTCAAAAGCTTCAACAGTATTAACAAATCTAGCAGTTCTTGTACCTAATACAGATCCATTCTGCCAAATTTGTGTTGTTAGATTTGCAGTTTGATTTGAATAGTTACCAGTAACAACTATATGATGCCAATTGTTTAATGTTAAATCAAGTGTTACCTGATGTTCATAAAGTGGACTAAATCCATCACCTGCAATTTCATCACCATTCATTCTTAATTTAAAATTGTTATTATTTACTAATTGCAATTCAACTAGTCCTAAGTTAAAAAGAGTACCATTTACTAATTCTTTTGGCATATACCAAAATTCATAAGTAAAGTCATTTGCTTGGGTTGGGCCAGGTGTATTAAAATATTCAGATGTTGTTGCAGCAGTTGAATCTGCAAATCCCCATTGTCTATTTGTTCGTAAACTAGATGAAACTATTCCAAAAGAAAATCCATTTCCGTTAAAATTAAGCGGTGAAGGACTTACATCTCTAAAGTCTGCTCCTTGATCAAAAGTTACAACTCCCCAATTATCTACACCATCATTAATTATAGGGTCAGTAGAAGGAGGATTAAAAGGATTATTAATATAAAGTGATGGGTTTAACGGTTTAACCAATGCTCTATAGTTTGGTGTTACGTATACACTTGGATTTACAAATGTTGCAGTTGCAAACATTGGTGCAACAAATGGCAAAGACTCAAGAAGTACAGCAGATGCTGTCATTTCTTGAGCACTAAATGAAACATTTGTTCCAGTTTGAATATCAACATTATTAACTAGATCTGCTGATGCAGTTAAAACATCTGTAATTACATTATTAACATTTTTTATTCCAAGAACGGTAATGTTAGACGGAAATTCTACAGATGCAACAATAGATGTTGTAATTTGTACTGAATTGGGTATTGTAATAACAATAGTAGGCTCTGCTAATATTGCCGTTGCAGTTGCTGGTGTTTCTGTAATTGTTATATTAGATCCTGTTGATAGTACTGACTCAACCATTAATGCTGTTGCTGTTGCAGGAGTTTCTAAACGTGATATTGCATTCCATGCAGTTCTTTGTTGGTATTCAGCAATTGTTGGAAAATCTGCAACATTTGCTTCAGCAGAGTTTATTCCCCAAACTGCAAGTTCATCAATTGCAACACCACCACCACTTTGATTTACGCTCCAAACCAAATTGCCAAAACCAGCAGGCTTTGTTGAATAAGTATAACTTGAGTCTAAAACTCCATTAATATATATTGTTTTTAGACCAGTTGATTGTTCATATCTCATAGCAACGTGATACCAGGTAAAATATGCTAATTGTGTTGGAGATACTAAAGTATGACTATTTGCACCATTTGTATCTTTTGTTTCCCAAAAAAGAAATCTTGAAGGATTTAAGGCTGCCCTAGTACTATTTGTATCAGAAGTCGCTGATGAATTAAAGCTTGCAATTGTGATATCTCCATATTGAAGTCCATCAATAAATACCCAAAATTCAACATGTACTTTATCTCTTACAGAAGCAGGACCACTACTTGTAACATTTACTGATGTGTAATCAATGCTTCTATTGCTTCCGTGACCAAAATGAGCACAGCCAGAATGCTTTAAAGAACATGGAACTGAATTAGGTGCAAGCCAATTGCTTGTATAGATTGTTGGAATATCTGTATTAGTGTCAATTCTTGTAGGTACGAACGATGTAATAGCAGTATCATTTGTGTTGTATGGAAAGTAGACTGATGGATTTTGTGGAGTTATAAAATCAGAATAAGTTGCTGTACTAGGAGCACTACTGCCTACTGCCCAGATTTCTGCAATTTGTGTTGGACCTATTGCTGCTGAAGATGTTAAATAATAGTTAGAATAATTCATTGTTGTTGGATTAGATCCACTATAAGCACTACTACCATGTCTAATATCAGTTGGAGTTCCACCAGCACTTAAACCAGTTGCTGTCCCAACAAATGCTCCATCATAATAGAATGATGCGCTTGTGCCTGTTTTTACAATTGCAACATAGTGCCATGTATTTGTTGTTACTACTGGACCATTAATACCGCTGCCAGGATAAAATACTATTGTTCCAGGACCTATTGCAGCAGTAGTTCCAGCGATACCTATTGAATAACCATTTGTTGTATTTGGTGATGAATTAAAAATTGACATTGCACCATTACTATTATTAATTGGAAGTTCGCCTATTTTAAACCAAGCTCCAACACTAAAATCTCCGTCTGATATTCCAACAGTTTCAGTAGTACTTGAACCTGAAAAACAACGTATAAAACCAGTTGCATTTGCAGCATTTGAAAGAACAAACTTCCAAGAGCCTGCACCTCCTGCAGGACCTACTGTTGGTTCCCAAACAGTATTTGCTGCTGAGTTTTGAACAAAAGTTCCTAGTGGGTTTGTTCCAGTTCTTGTTGGAGCAGTTGTGTATGTCTGGTCAAATTCAATACCACGATTAAGTGCGTATGAATTAATTTTAGTATTTAATGCTGATGCCATAAAAAAAGACTACGCCTATTACAGCGTAGCCATTCCTCCTGTCAATGCTAGTTCTGGATTAATAGCAGAAATGCTATGACCGTTTAGAGAAAGATTGAAAGCGTGCAGGCAGGTAGTTTCAACTTGTTTGGCAACAGTCAACACATTGGGAGTGGATGTTGAAACCTTTGAACCAATCATCTCAACGCTAACGTTAAGAGTTAATGGACCTGCCTGCACACATATATTCATTATGCTACTGTGATTCTTACGATTCCTGTAGCATCCCAGGTAATTGTGAAGTTACCGTTAGATGATGACTGATCTGAACCAAAGTCAACATATCCAATAAGTGGACGTGTTGCGTTAGTTGCAGGTGTAGCGTCATAAACTACTGCATAACGAGCAGTAATTGTTGATGAAGACCATGTTGTATCATCAGCATCAAGAACGATTACGTTTGTTGCTGAGTTATATGCATTTGTCTTGTTAGCAAGAGTGTTTCCACCTGCTGTGTAGCCTGTACCAGAAACTTCGTTTGCAATAACATCATCAAGATAGTTATGTGCGTCCTGATCTGGTGTGTAGCCATTAGTAAGAAGAGCTACTTTGATTGTATCTGTATCCCAATCAATCTCCTTATTTAGTGCTTGTGAAAGAAACTGTCCGTATAGTTTTGATGGCATGTTCTATTCCCCTTACGCTGTCTTTTCAACAATTGCAAATGCATCTGCATCTGCGACTGCGAAACCACGACGAATACGAGTCTTAAGAACAACTCCATCACGAGCAAACTCTGCATCACGAGAAACAACTGATTCTACTCCACCACGAACACCGTTGATAAGCATCTGACGGTTTCCAACGATAAGTAGTGCGTTTCCTGCTGGTGATGCTGATGCTGCAGCAGAAGTTGCTGCACCGTATGAAACTACCAATGGATATCCAAATAGAGATCCTGGTGTTCCTGCAATTGGGTCTGGAAGAACCAAATCAGAGTTTGGCTTTACCATTCCACGAATTTCCTTAAGCATCTTTGGGTGAGCCATCCATACTGTGTTGGCTGCATCAAACTTAGATGAATCTTCAACAATACCAAGTGCATTGTTAATGTCATCAAATGAAAGTGCTCCACCTGTTTGGATTAGGTTTGTTCCTGCAGCACCTGGTGATACTGCACGGTATAGAGATGTGAACGGCTGACCGTCATCTCCATCGCCTGCTGCTGTTACGCCAAGGCAAGCATTATCAAACTTACGTGCCCACTTTGATGCCCATTCACGCTTGTACACTGAAAGTGTATCTACGAGCTGGTCATTTACATCTTCTTCTGAAATATGCATCAACTGTGCATACTTGCGTGCTGTCAATACGAT